CTAGCATTCGAAGGGTGAATATCACTGAATGTGAGACATCCACATTTGTGGGGGATTGGCTATCCCGATAAGTTTAAAGGTTGTATAATTATCATCAACCGATACGTCGTGTCAACTAGGAACTTGGAGGAAAGGAGGTCGCTTACATGAGAGCGATAAATGAATCATTCCTAGAAAAGCGCCCCGATTCAGGGTTAACAAAACGCCTTCGTGGATACCGCAAGCGGCTGACTAACAAGGACGCCAAGCGTATTTACGATGATAAGGCAGTCGCTATGCTTTTAGCATATGCATTCGAACCTTGGAAAATCGAGGCAGAGCTAAAGTATTTGGCAAACCTGACAGATGATAGGGGTCGGAAATTTTGCCGATCAATCGGAGAGTATGAAGATATCAAGGTACAAATTGATAACTTCCTGTCTGGAGAGAAGCCCTCTTTTAGATGGAACTCTTACTATCAGGCTGCAATCCGGAAAGTAGCACAGCGATATAGTGCTGCTAAACTTAAATCCCTCAAATATTCTTCCTCAGAGGATATTTATGAGGCGGTCACTGATTGGAGCACGTCGGCCGGGTGGGAAGGTTATGTTAATAACCTCCGCAAGAAACGTGACTTCTTGGGTGATGGGTTGATTCGTGTCCATTTGGAACGGGAAGCCGAAGCACTGAAGAATGGGTCTTTTATGGATCCTATTATTCTTGGGACTCGTACTCAAGGTTCCGGTGCTTATGATGAGAATGGAGAAAGAACGCATACCTGCAAGATGAAACGTCGGTTTGTAAGTGTGGTAGCTTTGCATCCGATTATTACTGAAAGCAGATTTGCGGAGCCTCTCACACAGTGGCTTAAGGATTATGCTTACTCCGCGATTGGTAAGCCAGATCCATGGCTCACAAACTGGGTGAATGAGCAAAGGAGGAATGGTCGCTATTTTATTAGCTTAGATTATTCTAAGTATGATAGCACTATTCCAAGCTGGCTAATTCGTTCAGCGTTTGATATCATAAGAACAGCTTTCAGCGAGTATGATGAACAGCTTCTGGCGCTTTGCGAGGAAGATTTTATTAATAAGAACTTCATTCTAGCGGATGGGGTAGGTCATGCTACTCATGGAAATCCGTCTGGTAGTAGGTTCACCGCCATTGTCAACGGCATTTGCAATGAGATAATCACGGAAACGTGGTTAGCTAAGTT